TGCACCATCAGACAGTTTAAAATTTATTGTCTCGACGTATAGATATGCTAATATTTTTTCGATATATTTTATTGTCTCGGCAAATGCTATTAATGCAAATGCAATAAACTTTGACCAATAACTTTTAAAATCGATGTTTGAAAACATTATTGCTCTTTCTTTTTCTCAAATTCTTCATAGGCTTTTTCTACAGATATATCGAGTCTGCATATTCTTAAATGATTTTTAAGTTTACCCGCAACAAGATGATAACAGAAGTCAATTAATACTTCTGCTCCATGTTTTCGAAATATATTTGAGAGAGTTCTTTTAACCAATTGCTCAGAAATTTCAGGTGGCAATACGGTATTAGGAGACAAATCCTTCACGTCATTAATATCCATATATTTCCTTAGCCCATTACGACTATAAAAATGACCGGCGCCGGTCTTAGTGAACTGATGATCTGAGCAGCCTATTACACATTGTTGATCACCACTTTGTTCAGTTGTATTTAGCATTTTTAAACTCCGAATATCGGTTTTATGTCAAAAACTCAACAAACCTTTTAATTTTCGTTAGAATAATCTTTATGCTTTTTTTGCTCAGTGCCGCGTACAGATTTAAGCAGCGGTGCCCATTTTACATGGAAGCTTGAAACCCAATCAGTTTTTGCGGCGTGAACACATGCTCCCCAAGTTGCGCCAGCATCGCAATACTGCTCATATAAACGAGATGCGGTTGCGTTTGTTAGGATTTCTTTTTCATAACGATCACGGAGTTTTTTAGTTTCTTCGCCTCCACCTTTGCGGTCGATTACCGCGCGTTTGGCGATTTCACTTTGACGTCTAGCTTCTAAGTTAGGACCAGCACGACGATCACGTCTAGCGGCATTACACAATTTACGACTTACACTTCTTACCATTTGTTTGTTTCCTTAAGTAATGTTAATTAAATCTTCATATTCATCTGATTTCTTACCTGCATCCGGATCATCCGTATCAAGAATTACTCCAGCTTTATTTTCAGGATCTTCAATTATATCTTTCTCTACTGTACGACGGTCAATCTCCGCTCGGTACGCTTGCATTAATGAATGCATTTGGACAATTACATTTGAATTGGTTGCAGAAGCAACATGCATTCGTTGTGTTAGTTCGGAATATTTCTTTTGGAGATCTTCTAAACTTAGTCCTTTTAAATCTACTAACGGATTCATTATTGTTTACCTCTTTATAGTTTGGGATGCCAATATTATTTATTTCGATCTGAGGGATGCTATCGGATGAAAAGTCACCTCCTTAGCGATAGGGTTACCACCCCCCAATAGTATAAGTCTTAAGTTTACTTTAATTTCTGGGTAGTGTCAAGATTAAACTAACTCGTTGTTTCTATTTTCACTACGTTCAATGCTAAATTTACCACCAGGGTATCTAGATTCCAATTTCTTAATATTATATTTTAAAACTTCATCTAAAGTAATATCTAAGCTTTGCATAAGCTTTGCAAGATACCAAAACATATCACCGGTTTCACTAATCATCTTTTCTTTATTTTCGGCATTCCAATCCTTAGAATGAAATTTGATTTTTTTCCACAAATCGCCAATCTCACCTGCTTCGCCGCCGATACCAGCAATAGCTGTATCCATCTCAGCAAAATTAATTCCTGCTTCTTCTAAGTCCTTAATACGCTTTTTGAACAGTAGGGTGTCTTTGCTTACATTGCTTGTAACACCTTCTACAAACTGTTGATATTGTTGAAAAATTTTATTAGATTCTGACATTTATTGTCTCCTTTTTATTATTCGTTAATATAGAATAACGCATAAGGACGGCTTTGTCAATAATTCTTCTTCTTCGGATTAGTTAGAATAGTCTTGGGCTTGACTAAAGGCCGGATTTCTGACCTTGGAGAACGTGCCGCAATTTTGAACTAGTAAAATTCTATTGTTCTTAAAATCATACCATCAGTTGTTATTTTTGTTTTAGTCGAGCAATTATGACAAGTATATTGTACAGGCCCTATTAATAATTTTTCTTTGTGGGAATTTGCTGTCGGTACTTTTTTAAAGCCATCTTTTTCTAGCTTTTTCGTAGCCTCAACCCCACCAGGAAAGCGTATTACTTCCATTAGTATTCTCCAAGTTAGCTAGGCTGCTAATTTTATTTAGTAATTAATGGCAGTTTTAAAACATACTTTATATATTGACAAAGCAATACTAATTTATATATTGACAAAGCAATACTAATTTATATATTATAACGTATGTCGAATAACTTAACAATTCTTAAAGGTAGAAAACGCGATCAGCACGGTCAAGTAATTCTCGATGAAGAAGGTATTTTTAATCTTCTTTATAAGGGAGAAACCTTATTATCAGATATTCCAGTCGAAGTTTCTAACGATGTTTCTCTCCATAATAAATGGGTTAAAACATTTGATAGAACAGATGAATTACCGGAATATACACCTTTAGAAATTTCAGTTAAGCAATTTGACGAAGATAACCAAAATCATTGGTTGTTTCCAGAAGAATTTCAAAACCTCAACATACTAGAATATCTTTTATCAAAATGCGAAACACAAGAAGAAATGGATAGAGTGAATTTGGAATATGCATTATTCGAAGATCGTGAAATGATAATGGTTTTACGGTTACTTGTATATTTGGTAGAATTTATGAGAGCAGAAAATATTGTTTGGGGAGTGGGGCGTGGCTCTGCTTGCGCTTCTTTTTGTCTATATCTTATCGGTATACATAAAGTCAACTCACTCAAATATAACCTAGATATTGTAGAATTCTTAAAATAAACGATTAATTGTGTATAAATATAATATAAGTACAAATATAATAAAGAAAAAACCATAGTACATATATACTATAAGGGAGGAATTAATAAATGGCAATCGTTAAAACAGCAAGAGGAGCCGCATTAGATATGGGAGCTCTAACCGCGCAAAACGAAGACGCAATTGCAGTAACAGGCGGTGGACGGCAAATGAATGCACGTGGTGACTTACTTGGTTCTGGCGGAAAAATCTTAAAAACTCGCGAAGAGTTTGAAGAACAAATGGCTGAAGCATACAGTGAGCAAAATCCAAATGCTACTAAAAAAGTTTCTATTAAAAATCCAAACTTAACACCTGATATTCAAGGAACTACTCCGCGCGAACAAGCGCAAGCAATTATTGAAGAAAAGATTGCTCCTAAGTTAGAAGCTGAAGAACTTACTCCTGATGGAGGCAAAGGTGATGTTGTTGAAGAATCTGTCGAATTAGAACCAGTATCATTAGAAGATGCTGCGGAAATGGCGAATCCAAAACGTAAGAAAAGAAATACTAGCACGGACGTTTCGTAAGGAAAAAATATGTGTGATGCAAAATTAAAGCAAATTGCAGATACAATGAGCGAGGGGCATGATCGCAAAGAATATGCTCAACGTGTTTTTGGTGCAATTTTAGATAGTGCAGAAGGCGTATATGAAGATAGATTCGTATCGTGTGCATTACCTATAGCGAATTATGCAGTCGATCACTCTGTGCTACCAGCCAGAAATCTGGCTAACGAAATTGAGAACTATGTTATTAAACATACCTATATAGAAAATGGCGAAATGCAAATCGATGTTGACGAAGAAATGGAGCAGAAGTATCCGATAGACGATACCATGGGATCCAAATTAACCGCGTTGGCATGCGACTTTGTCGAAAAATTAAAATAAGAAAGGAGCCACCTCATGGCACTCGACTATCATCAAACTATAGAAGGCACATTAACACCTCTGCCTGATGCAATCCTCGTATACAATTTAGAATCTACTGGCGAACGTGTACAAAACGGTATTATTATCTTAGATGAAAATGCTCAAGGGCGTGGTATCCATCCACGCTGGGCACAGGTTTACGCAAAAGGTGATAACGTAACAGATGTCGAAGTAGACGATTGGATTCTTGTCGATCATGGACGTTGGACGCGCGGTATTAACCTTGTTTCCGAAGGACAAGAAGAAGACGACGGCGTTATTGTTCGTATGGTCGATCCTAATGATATTTTTGGTGTAAGCGACGAACCGCCAGTATCAACAGGCGGAACCAGTGAAGCTTTCTCTATGGTTAAAAAGTCTCTTTATTAAAATGTTATACCATGCATATTCAAGACAACAACTCAATCTCGATGAGTATGATGATATGTATGGTTTAGAAGAAACAGTGCGAATAATTAAAATTACGTCTGGTTACAAAGGCGAAGTTAGAGAATGGTTTAATAATAATAAAATCGATGATTGGTTAAAGCATAACTGCGAATATTATACAAAAGTTTGGTCATCAAGCAATCGGATTGAAAAATTAACAATATCTTTCACTTATGAACAAAATATAAATTTATTTCGGGAGACTTGGTTGTAACCATTAAACTGCAATAAAAATTGTGGAGAAAATAATGAATAAATTAATACCTATTTTCACAAGCCATGAATTAATATGGGATGAGGAAAATAAAGATACAACCGAACCGTTATGGTTTAGTTTACAATTTTGGTGTATGCAATCTAAAGAATTTCATTATATTGATCTAACTCCAATTTTACCCAAAGAACGTCACTTAACTGATGGCCGCTTTAAATTTTTCCAAAAAAAATGGTCTGCAGATCCAGTCGAAGAAATTCCTATCGAAATTACAGTCGAGAACATTAACGATTTATTATCGTGGGCTGATCAAAATATTAAAAATAGTTGGAGTATCTCGGTTGATAAAACTCGTATGTATTATGATGGAAAAGTTATTAATTCTTTTTTCCAATTTGATAATGAAGCAGATGCTGCATTTTTTAAATTAACGTGGGCTTAAAATGACGGGAAAAGATTTAACATTAGCTGAAGCATTTTACTTATACGGGAAACGCAATGTCGATCCCCAAGATTTTGATCACATTGTTGAATCTGCAAAGATTGAAATTAAAATGGAAAAAATGAAAGATTGGCAACACGTGAATCTTTCTTACCCTTATCGAGAATACAAAAGTATAGAAGAACGCGCGGCTGAAATTGAACAATGGTGTCAAAAGAATTTGAACGGTGGATATCATTGGAATGCAGCTTGGGCAAATATAAATTACCTTATTGAAAATGAAGAAGACGCCGTGTTATTTAAGTTGACATGGAAATAAAAACAGAACACACAACACTATCTAAACTATCTATATGCTTCTACGGATTTTTGTTGTTTTTAGCTGGACTTGTTTTTCTTATATTTTTAGTTCCAGTCGCTTTCACTATTCTATTAGTTACAGCTTTTTGGACAATTTTAGCTAAATTTTATAACCATACCACTTACCTTTCCGGGCCACTTAATTTGCATAATGACAAGATTACATGGATTGGTGAAAATTTCAAACCATATCGATATATAATTAAGCGAAATGTAGTTCTTTCACATTCAGATTACTATGTAATGGGTGAGCAAGTTGAGATTACCATCGGCATTAATATTATGTTCTTATGTGAAGAAGATGCCGTATTATTTAAAATGAGTTGTTTATGATAATTTAGTTGACACTTTCTCTTTTTTTATATATACTCAATTATATGAATTAAGGAGAGACTTTATGGGAATCACACTAAAACGCTCGTTGCATATCGATCCAGAAGATATTCCTCTTTTAGATGAAGTAACTAAGCAAAATCTTTTAAAACACAAATTAATTATGCGAGCCGGCAATTCCGAAGAAGGCGTTGAAGAAATCGAAAAAATGTTTACATGGGTTGCAGAAACTTGTGAAAATCATTATATGATCCGGGGCCCGCAAGATGATCAAGATACAATAAAATATTTCATTTACTTTGCAGATGAGACAGAAGCAACACAATTCAAGTTGACTTTCCCTCAAGCATAAGTTATAATATATAAGTAGGAGAATAAAATGGATTTATGGGTTGAACAATATCGCCCCAGCTCTTTGGACGGTTACGTTTTCAAAAATGAAGATGTACAAGCTCAAGTCGAACAATGGCTTAAAGATGGCTATACTCCAGGGCATATGCTATTTTCCGGCCCCCAGGGAACCGGCAAAACGACTTTGGCTAAATTATTGCTTAAAGAATTTGGCATTCCGGGTGGTGATATTTTAGAAATTAACGGTTCTAATGAAGGGCGTAAAATTGAAGTCCTCCGTGATAAACTTGAGGGATTTAGTTTGAGCTATTCTCTCGGCGGCGGACTACGTTATGTTTTGCTGGACGAAGCAGATTATCTAAATCCACATTCAGTGCAACCTGCTTTGCGTAACTTGATGGAAAAATGCGCTGACTCATGTCGTTATATTTTAACATGTAATTATCCACACAAAATTATTCCCCCGTTACACTCAAGAGTGCAACAAATCCAATTTGAAAAATTAGATAATACAGAATTTACAACAAGATCAATTGAAGTTTTAATGAATGAAAATATCGACTTTGATCCAGAACTAATTTCTAAATATGTTGATATGACATATCCAGATTTGCGTAAATGTATTAATCTACTCCAACAAAATAGTGTTACAGGAAAACTAACAGATCCCGATTCAAGCACTGGTGGAGATTTGGATTTCTTAGTTGAAAGCATGGATTTATTTGCTAAAGGGAAAATTATTGAAGCGCGAAAAATTATTTGCTCGCAGGCTAGAGAAGACGACTATCCTGCCATATATAAATTTTTATACGAAAATGTCGATGTGTGGTTTGACGATGCAACATTGCAAGATGATGTTTACATTTTCTTAGCTAAGTATTTGCATCAAAATGGTACTTCGGACGATAGGGAAATTAACCTTGCTGGTTGCTTATCTGCAATCGGCAAATTGATAGGACAATAAATGAGAACAGAAAAAACTAACGCATTTTACGCCGATATTTATATCGCAGGTGATATGCAAGTGGCTAAACAAATTTGCAGAGAATATTGTACAAAAGGTGCCTGTGTAAGGCTTTCCGAAACTAATTACATTTATACAGGTGGGGAAGAAATAGGTATTAAAGCTGGATTGGTTAACTATCCACGCTTCCCCAAAACAAATGATGAAATTGTTGCAGATGCAGAAGAATTAGCAATGAAATTACTAGAAGGATTATATCAAGGATCGTGTTTAATCCAAACTCCAGATACTGCTTATTGGTATTCGACGAGGAAAGAAGACCAACTTTAAAATATTAAAAATAAGGAAAAATAATGGCTTATACAAAAAACAGACGACCTTATATGATTGTGGTACTTTCTAACCACCCTAAGGCAGGGCAACAAACATCCAGAAAAGATTGGGGTAAAATTGCCCAATGGGATATGAAAGAATCTATTTTCTTCGAAGATAAAATCAAAAATAGATTTCTATCAGAAGCTGGAATTATTATCGATTTGTTAAATGCCAAATTAGTAAAAAACTGTTACCGCAATAGAGAAGGTGGTTCAGATGAAGAAATTATGGCTTACTTCATTAAACGATACGGAGAAAGAACTCAGGGTGCTATTAAAGCTTGGATGACAGACCGTGGTATTGAGTTAACTCCAGAACAAGTTGAGCTAATGGAGAACAATACAGATGTTGAGGGGGTTATTGGTAAGGTATTAAGTGGCGACACTGATGGTCTTTCCACAAACGTAGATGTAACAGATATGATTAAGGTCGAGGATTAATGGTTAAAATGCCAGATTCGCCATGCCCGTTTTGTGGAAAGAAATTAAATCAAGCCGCAAGCTCTGAAGATCCCGATCTTGTGCCTTGCGAAAATGATATTTCTATTTGCATCAAATGCGGCGAAGTTGTAATTTTTAAAGCCGATGGTAGTTTACGAAAACCATCACAAGAAGAAGCAGCCGAGTTTGAAAATGACGAAGATATTCAGCATGAACTAAATTTAGTTCATCGAATGCGAGCTAGACATATTTTAATGACAGGAGGAAATAGTGATGAGTAAAATATTGCTTGCGGACGTGGATGATACGTGCCTTCAATGGAGGGCTGAGTTCGAAAGATATGTTAGGGATCATTTGAAATGACCTCCAAGCCCTGGCTTCATGGCAAGCACGAATTACATGAATGGTTAGAAATCGATACCGTTAAACGAATGCGTTGTTGCATGAGTTTAACCAAAGCGAACACTTTGCAATGCTAGAGCCATGTGCCCATGCAAGAGAATCTATCGAACGATTAGCTAACGCAGGGTGGAGGTTTATTGGCATTACTTCTTGTTCCGATAATTCGATGGTAGCTAAGGCGCGCCGGGCGAATATTAAAGAACATTTCGGAGATGCGTTCTCGGGGGTTCACTGTATTGCACCAGGTGAAAGTAAAAGAGAACTACTTGAAGCTTTCAACCCAACGTATTGGGTTGAAGATAATGTTCGGTGGGCAAAGCTTGGAATTGATATTGGTCACACCACTTTCCTTATAAATCAAGAACATAACCAATCGTTCGTAGATGATAAGGTAATAAGGGTGAATGATTGGCGGGAAATTGCAGCTCAAATACTTGAAGCATAACCGCGCATATAATTATATTTAGCTTCAAACTTTTTTCATAAACTACGTTTGTTGAAATTTTTATTTACAATAAATATTTGTGAGCAGCCTATGCTTAACAAAAGGAGACTATTGTGAGTAAAGCAAAAAGAGCTAAACGATCAAATCGTTCAAACCCGCGGGAAGACCGCAATCATCCAAATAATGTAATTCGCTTACAGGAAAAGAAACAACGTAAGAAAATTGCACTTATCCCACGCAACGTCGCACAAGAAAACTATATAGAGGCACTAGAAGATGACAATACACCAATTGTTGTATCTACTGGTCCGGCCGGGTGCGGCAAAACCTGGCTTGCAACTCTAGCGGCAGTAAAAGCACTTAATGAAGGCAAATGTGACAAAATTGTTATTACTCGACCAAATCGCGCGGTCGATGATTTAGAAATAGGACATTTACCTGGTGATACGATGGAAAAAATGGCACCGTGGTGGAGACCCCTTAGAGATATATTTTTAAAATATTATGGCCCTAATGAATTAAATTCAATGTTAGAACAAGAAATTATAGAAATCTCTCCTTTAGCTTTTATGAGGGGTAGAACGTTTGATAACTCTTGGATTATCGGCGACGAAATGCAAAATTCTTCTCCTGAACAAATGAAAATGTTATTAACCCGTATAGGCGAAAATAGTAAAATTGTTATAACAGGAGATCCTAATCAAAATGATATGAGAAATAAAGAAAACGGAATTTTAGATGTTATTAATAAATTAAACTTTACCGACAATAACAGCCCCTTTGCACTAGCAGAATTTAGCAATAATGAAATTGTTAGAAATCCGGTTATTTCAAATGTTCTTGAATGTTACGGTGAATAAGTAGTCTATAATAGATAAAAAAGATTAAAATCATTTTTTAGTAGAGATAGAGCCTCCGGGCTCTATTTCTATATCTGAATTCTGCTAAATAACTTAAACAATTGTTAATTGGGAGTGATAACTCCTGCGATAAGGAATGGATCTAAAATGCCAAAAACAGACGTAGTTAGTCGACTAAATGACACAGACAGCCTATTAGACGTTATGATTCAAATAGAAGATTACATCGATAGCCTAGACCTTTATGCGTTTGCAAACTGGTTCGATGGTGAGATTGTAGATGGTCCTTGGGTTAAAAGATATTGGGTTAAAACTATTTTAAAATTCCCATATAACAAAATGCCAGACCCGCAAGGTGGATTGCGTTTAGCCAAGTATGGATCCAAAGTAGAGTTTGAAAAATCAACAGAAGAACAACCAGTTGAAGTATTATCTCCTGATGATTTAGACCCAGAAACCAAAGCCCCGAAAATGAAAGAAGTTCCGGTTTGGCTTGTACATTTAAAAATCCCACGTCGCTTTATTAACGAGCTAGATGTTGATGATTTAGAATTATATGACAAGGACCTAGATGTCGAAGCTGCTGAAGAAGGTGCTGCTGAAGGTATCGATAACGAGTCCGGTGTTAGAGAAGATGAACCAGAAGATATGGCACCAGAAGGCGAAGCACCTGAAGGTGGCGAAGACGAATTAGAACTTTAAGGAGAAAAACCGATGTCGAAACGAGTTCAACGTAGAAGAGGAACAACGCTAGAACACGCATCATTTGCAGGTGCAGTAGCTGAGATCACAATCGATACAGATAAAGATACCGCGGTTATCCACGACGGTGTGGCAGTAGGTGGCTTCCCATTATTGAGAGAAGACTTTTCCAATATCCCTCCTGCAGAAGCAGTTCCAGGATCAGCAACATGGGCGGCTTTAGGTCTAGGAGATGCGGCAGAAAGAACCGTTGGTTCCCTTACTGGTAATCTTGTAGCATTTGAAACTTTTGGTAATGCAGCTTGGTTAAACGATGGTACTCTTGCAGGCGATTTACTTAAATTCGATGCTGATAAAACACTTCCTACACTTAACGGTGCAAACTTGGTTGATCTGCCTCAAACTCCAGAAAATACAACTAACTATATCAATAGCAATATTCTTCATCTTAAGTTCATGCAACAAAATAATTTAGATGTTCAAGTATTAGCAGATGGGGTTGTAGATAACTTCGAAACAGAAGCAGGCGTTAACACTCTTAATTCTACTGGTCAAATTTTTGATGTCGGTGGGGACTTTTATAGTAACAACGACCCAGCAGCAATTATGACCCTAGAATCTCAAATGTTCGCGGCTGGACCTAATCCACACAACGTTATTGTTGATCCAACTGGAAATATTGTTCCTAATCCAATTGCGGCTAACGGTCCACGCTTAGTAACTATTACTCTTCTACATGAAGCAATCGATGCTTTGATCCCTGGAGACTTAATTGTTGAAATTTCCAGAGATGGTGGCACAACATGGTCCGGAGCAGATTACATTACTGGTAACGGCGAAATGATTCCACGCGGCGCTTTTGATTTCCCACCAAGCCCAAGAGGTATAATGTTTAAAGTTGTAGATTTATCCACGCAACCAGCTGGAACATCTATTAAATGGAAAATTACAACAACAGCCAACGCTAGACAGCGTATTCACGGCATTGCTCTTAACTGGAGATAATAATGAAATTAACCGAAAGCCTAAAGCCCGGTGATTTAGAAGATTTGGTCCAGCCTGTTATTGAGATTGATACTTTTGAAAGTAAAATCGATGGAGAAACAGCCCTAGTTATTGCTATCTTTGTAGACGATGAAGAACCAGCAAACGACTTAAGCCGCTTTGTTGAGAAATCAGCTTTAGATTTTATTGATACAGAAGTATCTACGGCACCAGATGAAGATGGTAACTATGCAATTTTCATCGAGGTTGAACGTAATAACAAAGTTCCAGAATTGGTAGTACAAGTCATTGATTCGATTAAAACTTTGACTGATAACGATGAATGGCAATTTAAAACGTATAAGAAAGAAGGCAAGTTTGACGTAACCGAAGAAAATATTAAAAAGAAAGTTAGATTAAAACCAGCTAAGAAAAAATCAGCAGCTGATGAAGAAGTGTTAGATTTCTTAGAAGATTCAAACTTAAATAACGCGGTTATTAAAGGTGATACGATTTTCTTAGAACGCCTAAACACTACTGTCGAATATAAATTAGTCAACTTTGCCGAAAATGCACTAACAGATTTAAAAGAGACAGCAATTGATTTAAATGCTACAAGCAGACAAGAAGCTAATTCTATTGATTGGATGCTCGGTACTGGTTGGACTTGTGTTAAAATCGGCGAGAACATTGCTATTCAAAAAATTAACGAATCAAGAATTTTACTTCTAAAATAATACTACTTGACTCTTAAGATTATTTTCTATATAATTTAACTATGAGTGGAAAAACCCTTTATATAAAAGTGCAATTACCTTTGCCTAAAGGTTATCAGCAACGGATGCCACACATCCATGCCGCCCAGGCATGGTGTAATAAAGAGTTTATTCATATTAGTAAAGAAAATGGTTGTTGGAATAATCGAGGGACCAGCTTTTGGTTTAAAAACCCCGAAGATGCCGCATATTTCAAATTAACATGGGGATAGTATGATAGTAATTTGTGAAAACTGCGGTGCTAGATATAAGTTTAACGACTATATACTTGGACTCGATGGGCACCACCTACGATGCAAAAAATGTGAACACACTTGGTTTCAGAAACCTGAAAATGAAGCGTTTTCTGTAGAAATAAAGTCAGGTATAGATTATATCAAACAAGAAAAAATAGCAGAATGGCTAAATGAAAACGATATTAAAGCTTTAACTCAAAAAGAATTTCATGATATTATGAAAGAAGAAAGAAAAGATTATAACATAACCTATCCTGCTGGTTGGGATGGCGAGCGTCATGGAAAAAATTCTACTAGTCACGGAGATGATCCGACTATGGAAGATATCTTAGGATCTATTCGTAGGATTCTTTCTGAAGAGGAATATGAAGACATTTATATCTTTTTTAATGAAGACGATGCTGTTCTTTTTAAATTAACATGGTGTTAAAAATGGTACAAAAAAAATTTGATGAGTTACATAAAAAATATGCAAAAGCACCGTTTGATTCTGATCAAATACGACAATTTATTTTGAAAGTTTCTGAAGGGTATCCAGAAACTGTCATGTTCCAAGATAATTTCGATGATTATTATGCGGTAGAAGCTTGGGCTAAAGAATGTTTATCAAATGACTTTTGTATGTTCGACGACGCGCTATGTTGCAAAACAAAAGAAGATGCAATGTTGGTTAAATTAACTTGGAAATAATATGGATGATATATTTCAAAAACCAGAATTAAAAGATTGGTATACAGTTGTTATCGAATTACCAGATATGCATATCTTAAATCCAAATTGGAAAAAGGATATTGTCGAAGTAGAGGAATGGTGTGTTGATCATTTCGGTCCGGTATTGGATATGAAATTAGAAGGATCGAAGTGGGTATTTAAAACATGCAATGCCGAATGGGTTGCTATTTGGATCGACCGTAAAGGAACATTTAAATTTCAAAATGCAAATGATGCCGTACTCTTTAAATTGACCCATAGCTAAATATAATAACACTTAACTATAAAAGGAGTTATTAAGTTGGCTAAAGAAGAAGTTCTAAAATTTAAAGGCACCGTTAAAGATGTCATGCCTAATGCAGTTTTCAGCATTGAATTAGAAAACGGTCATAGCATTTTAGGTCATATATCCGGAAAAATGCGTAAAAACAATATTAAAATTCTATTAGGAGACAGTGTCGAAGTAGAAGTTTCTCCTTACGATCTAAATAAAGGTCGCGTAACTTATAGGTTTAAATAAAATGAATTTAGCAGATATTCAGAAGAATCCAGACGAGTTCAAAAGACAAGTCGAAGAATCTATTGATTTTGCATCTGATTTTGTTATCGTCAATGGAGTGATAATCAGAAAAGATCATTCACAGATCATAAAAGACTGCTACGAATAATTTAATTGAAAATAGGATCAGCTAAAACCTGATCTTTATCTTTGAAATCCTTACCACTCGAACTACGAGTTAATGATTCCGCAAATCTATCAGCGATTTCATTAACTGGAGGCAAGTCTCCGTTTGTAGTAAGCTTTCTTAACTTGCTCCCACAACGATTCAAATGTTTGGATATCCTCCGGCTTAACACCAGGGCCTAATAACATTCTAACTACATCTTCAGGCGTTGTAATATAACCTAAGCGGCTAAAGTATGGTGGCTTGTGATCGCCGGGCGGTAGCTTAACATTGGTTTCCCAATCTGCAGGCTCTGATTTAGAAGGACCTTGTCCTTTACGTTTTTGATACATCCAAGAACGCTTAAGACCCTTTTCTAGGTCGTAATTCAAACCTACCCGAGCAGTACGCTCATCTGTTTTAGGATCAAATACATAATCATTAGGACGTTGCTCAATCTCGCCAGTTTTCGGATTACGATACAATTCATAATCTTTAGCAATCTTAGCTAGTACACCTAAAAAGAGCGGAAATCCATACACCCTTATATGGACTGTTATCCTTGCCCGGGCTCCAATGGCTAAACTTTAACCATTCTAGTTTACCAATGATAAAATCAACCTGAACATACCCTTCTGCAGGATTACCATTAATTGGCCATGCTGTCTGAATCTGCCCACCTTTAAGGGTTTTGGTATTAGCATAGATGTCATCACCCAAATGAGAACGGGTAGCTTGTGCAATGGTACTTAAAGTTTTTTTGTTAAATTTGTCCTCATCGACAGCGACATCTAAATCACCAGAGTCAGCTTGTTTGCCGGCCGAACCCATAAGATTCTCTTTCATATACTCAAAAGTCATACCCGTACCAGATAGATGCTGACTTACATATCTAAGAGTAGAATCAATATCTACTCTTTTGATACGTCGGACATCTAATTGTTTGAATGCGTTACCACCCATGAGTAATAATTGCCTTTCGAATAGTTTTTCTATTTCACTATAAGCATTATAACATGAGTTTTCTGTCATGTAAAGCTCGTGGGCTTTTATTTTATGGCATCCTGTACTATTTTCTGCCCATCTTCAATTTGCTGTTTGATTTCTTGGACTTTAGCAATGGCTTCTGGGGTTTCTGCTTTATCAAACTTCTTTGCTACTTTGGCATCATTGGTTTTTTGCATAAACACTTCCATAAATTTAGCAATAAAATCGTTATACGAATAAATTTCCATTAAGTTGTATTTGCCATACATATCATTGTCTTCAAAACTTTTACCTAAGCCCTTAATTAAGTTAACTAATGTCTTGATACGCACTTCATCCTTATTAAGTCCTGGATTTTGTTGCAACAGTGGATCAACTTTCATATCACTTACTGGGATATCTGGATAGATTGTTTTGAACATTTCAGTTAGAATATCAATACCGAAGTTGCTGATATCAAGTGATAAAGTACGAACTTCATCCGCTTTTCGGGTACGTTGGAAATTAGCAGGTACGCCATTCTTAATTTTCATTTGAGCACCCAATAATTGGATACTCATATGAATAGCAACTCCTAAAGCAGAATATACCGATCCATACACAAGACCTTTAACACCACGTTCTGGAGTAGTACGATAACGAGACCAATCTGCATGTTCTTCCATAGCCCAAATCATATCAACTTGTACATACACGTCAGGAGCCACATTAAAGATAATATGGCCTTTAATTTCTTTGCCTTCATCTAAAATATATGATGGTTTTGTTTGCTTAATAAAATCGTTAGAATGCTTATTATAAAATGCAGTAAGCTGGTTCATTGTCATATCTGGTTGGGCTTTTGCTATCATTTGCATATCGATATCGCCATATACTTTGTCTTCATCATCTACATCGTGATATGCAGTTGATCCAGTTGGGTGACCCATAGTGATTTCATCGACATTAATCGATTTAAGATATTCGTTAAAGTCATTAGTAAAACGTTCCACTAATTTTAGAGCAGACTTTACGATCCCTGGTGTAATCTTTGTACTTTGTGTAGCGGTCGATTCCCAACCACCTTCCATTAACTCATATGCTCTCATTGTTTTACCACCACTGTAAATTCATCCGAAAATGTTGTTTTTATAAGAATTGCGAACTCTTCTGCTGCTTCTTTATTTTTGAAAACAATTGCTCCGAAATTCATACCTTCCCTTGTTACTTCTTTTTTAAAGACTAAATTTTCTATTTCTAAAGAAATTTGTTTTATTGTTAGAATTAATTTAGACTGTTGTTTAGCTGGTATCATATGTGCTTCTACAAACCAGTCACCTACTTCTGATTGTCCTTGTTTTAATTCATTTGTATATAATGGGTTTGACAAATAATTACTAAAAAAGCTTTCTAAATCAGAATTCTCAAACTCCTCGTGTAGTTCAACTACTGCCATGCCCCACCCAGGATCATCGGCCTTATTAACTAAATCAGATCCATGATAGTTCTGCCTCGCCTCGAATATTTCAAATGCTCTCATATTACAATAATTCCATGCTTTGGTAGTAAATCACGTAGCACATTGTATCTGTGGTGACTTGCTGCTTGACTAAATTTATAAACGTTTGTTTTTGTTATATCTTTTGGTGCGTTATCGCTAAAGGATTCTTTTTGTGCTGCCCAGTCTTTAGAGTCATAATGTGGTAAAGTTTCCTTTACTCCTGTTAATGAACCATCTTTAGCCACTTTTTTCCAATTATCAATGCGATCTTCCATTGTAGCTTCATAACCAATAATCTCGGTTATTTTAGATTTGATTTGTCCCCATGTTTTGCGGGATTTGGGATCTGCATATTTTGGATTATCCTTAGCAACTTTACTAAACATTGCATGAAGCTTCTTGCTTCCTTCTAAGAATGTTTTTCTATTATCTCTAATCGAGGCTTCATCTTTATGTTCATATAAAAAATCCCACTTAAGGTAAGGCTGATCAGGATAACCATAAACGGCGCTATGCCCTAGTCCTCCAGATAAGAATTCTCGGATACTTGATACGATTGCTCTATGTACATTCTTCCAATCGATGCCCGAAACACCATGCGGTTTATGATCCTTATCTTCAATAAAATTATGTAACTTAATTGTTCTGTTCTTAACTTCGTTTTGTTTAGAACTCAATCCATTAAAACCATAATGAGCAAATGTATCTGCATAGGCATGAGCCGTAATGCCTACTAATTCTAAAAAATATGGTTTATTGTTTTGTGAAATATTATGCTTTACCATCTCTTGGGCGATTTTGGAATCTTTGCGGCAAACTAGTTTTTCTTCCATGGTCTCGCCTTCGTTACCAGGGATAAAATGAAATGGCACCCATACATGACGCTGGTTTTCTTTATTTAGATTATGCTTGAAATCGTTACCATGATGAGCAGTGGCTAATTCGATGAATGCAGCACCTTTTTCTTTACTATGCATTTCACGTGATACCGAATCATCTGTATATTCTGACGCGTAAGCAATTGTTTTAGATGCGGCTTTTGTTAAACCTGCAGAACGTGATATCATATAAGTTCCATAATAATGAAAATCTAAATCACACATAGACATACCCCTTATTAAATAATAGTTACAACTATTTATACGTGGTGGTTTGTCCTGTGTTTGTCACTAGCCATGCTCTAAAATCGATATTTGGGAATTCTAACTTTAATGATAGAAACGCATCTAAATTACCATCGTGGTCATCGACCATCTTAGCACGATCATATTCAGTAGTAGACAAATATTCTCTAATTGCCTTCTTTTTTCTCTCTGGGGCAGATCCTTTGTCATTCCCCGTGCGGTGAACATACATATCATCAATATCTAAACCATGATCCCTGAAGGTTTGTAGAAACGGTTCTTTGTCGACGAAATCTGCACGGGCAGTTAACAGAATAATCCTGCTATCTGGTTGTTGTTTGACTTTTTGATGAATTTCTTCGATCTTTTGCAATACGGCATGGATAGGCTTGGATGTACGTTTAAATAAGTCACCATCTTTGAATTCATGATAATCGAACTCTTCTCCTGGTTGTAAGATATATGAGTTATATTCTTGATTGTCTAGCTCATGCGTAACTTTACCATCCTTAACAACCTTTACCTTAGCAAAAGTTTGAAAGAGGGTTTCATCCACATCTACAAAATAGATGGCCTTGTGATGAGCTGTGATTTCATTTAATTTCATAATATTATTATAGCAGATTTCTAATTTTTGTCAAGTTCATAAGTATTCTTTAACATTGCTT